TACTTCTCTAAGTTGAAGTGTACTGTTTGGATTGAACGGTGAGCCTTTCTGTTTTTCATACTCTACAATCTCTGGATACTCATATAGTTTGTCTATTGCTTTCTGTATATCTACTGTCATGACTGCCTGTGCACTTCTTAATCTATCTTCGTCAAAAGGTACACCATTTTCTTCTATTTCTTTCAAGAATGTACAACCTTCAAGTAGTATGTTCTCATATACCCAGTTAAGTTTCTTGTTTGTGATGATTGCTTTCTTCATCTTTTCATACAACATAAATGTTACTACTGCGTCCATTGCAGCATAGTCTTTCATAATCTCAAATGGAATCAAATCATAACTGAAAGATTCTTTGAGTATGCCATGTTGTTTACGATAGTTGTCTATATAATCATTGAGTGGTCTTTCATAATCGCCATATGGTGTATGTTTTAGTGCAAGTTGTTTTAGACCATGAGTACCAGGTTGCTCATCAAACATATAGTGCATGAGCATAGTATCTTCATATCTAGGAAACTTGAAACCAAAATGATACTCAAACCATTTCATATCAAACTTGGCATTGTGAAATACAACTATCTTCTTGTCAAAGAGTTGTTGCATAAGTGTTTCTGCTCTATCATCTATACACTCACAATCTACATATACTCCGTGTTCTGATTTGTATGACATAGAGAAACCTAGCATATATCCATCTCTGCAATATAATGCAGATGTCTCGGAGTCAAGTGCTATGTATTCGTTGTCATGATTAAGTGCATCGTCTAGATACACAAGTAAGTCAGCAGTTTCTGTAATACCATAACAATCTTCTTCAGGAAGTTTCTCCTGTTTCAAATCACCACTAATGTATCCTTTGATACTTTCTACTGCTTCTTCAAACGGTTTGACTGCGTCAGGTTTGAATCTAATGATTGATGGATTCATGAGTGGTAAAAACTTATCGTCTACTAACTTACCATTGTAAGCAGTGATAGAACTAAGTTTAGTGTACATTTTAAATGCCTCACTTCCAATCAGTATAACCCAATCAAATTCATCAATATCTATATCGATATCGACATCTCGTTTTAAAATTTTCTTTTTACTACTGTCTGAACACAACGCAAAACGGTCAAAGTCAAACTCAAACCATTTGTGAAAGTCCGTGCTAGACGGTGTTGTTTCTATTAATGCTATTTTATCCATATAATCTCTTGCTAATTCTGTTTACTTGGTCTTTTACTAAGCCGCCTGGGTCTGTACCCTCTGGTAATGTTACTATCTGTACTGACATACCTAACTCTTCAGCAGTTCCTTTTACTTTCTCAGCGGCTGTTCTACCTGCTTCATCGCCATCATACATAATATCAATACCACTTACTCCTTGCATTTTGAGTAGTGATAACTTTACCCAATTCATTTGTTGTGTGCCAAAACAACACACAGTATTCTTGAGACCTTTGTCCCAAAGGTTGAGAGCATCGAATATGCCCTCTACCAATATAACTCTGTTCTGGATAGGTTTTACCTTTGCTGGACAGAATGGCATTTCTACACCACTTGGGTAGATATAATACTTATCAGACCCCATTCCGTTTATCAGCCTACCTATCAAGGCAACCGTTTTCCCTGTAATATCTCTAATCGGGAAGATGATACGACCTTCGAACTTTGGAACATTCCATGTAAATGCGTCCCAAATATTGAGAGTTTCCTCACTAATGTTCCGAAAGCCGCCACCTTTCCATGCTAGTCTATCCTTAGGGAGTTGGATACCGACAGTTTGACTTCTTGTTTTTTCTACTTTCTCTTTTAACTTGTGTAATCTTACTTCTAGTGGACTTGATGGTGCACCAAAGTGTGTGAATAGATTGCCCTTGAATCCACACGAGAAACAATGCATAATGCCTGTGATACGGTCAACCCTCAAACTAGGGTTTGTGTCATCGTGTTCAGGATTCAAACATAAAATCTTAGCGTCTTTACCACTAAGTTCGTAATGTATTCCCTTTTCTCTTAATAAATCTTCAGCAATCATAATTATATATATTATAACAAAAATTTAAGTTTTTGTCAAGAACTATTTTTCTTCTCCATAATACTCTATTTGTGAAAGCCGTGTAGATAATACTACTGTTGTTTTAGTAAACTCAACACGATATCCTCCGCCTCGACACATGACTGTCACAGGGTGTTCGCCCTTAGACCACCAGTATGCTGCAGCAACAGTTGCTGACCCACAACTTGGTACTTGTCCTACACCTCTTTCTTTTGTGTTTATTTCTATTATATCATCAGATATTCTCATTATCTGTGATTCGTTAACATCATGGTCAGTCCATTCATCAACTATCCAATGAACAATAGTTCTATCTCCTTGATAGCACTCTACAAAACCATGTTCCCAATCAGCAGTTGGTATTTTTTCTTCTAACGAAACAATGGTGGAGCATGGGAGACTCGAACTCCCGACCTCCTGCGTGCAAAGCAGGCGTTCTCCCAACTGAACTAATGCCCCGTTATAACAGGCAGGCGCTGTACTGCCATCTACATTAAAATATTCTATTCCGTTTTTACCACCAGTCCATATCCACTGATGATAACCCTCAAATCGTTGAGGGATTTCTTCACTAATTACGAACTTTTGTCCGTTGATTTGGATTTGTGTTTCCAATCTAATTCATCTCCTAATCTTTCGTACTCTCTAAATTTTTCATCATTCTCGTAGTACATACTTTTCCAAACCAGTTCTGCCATTTGAAACCAGACAGCAACTGCTTTGTCTCTAAATTCTTTATCTCCCCATAAATAATAATGTAACCACCACTCTTTATCAAACCTACAGACTCTTACTTCGTCGTCCCACAACTCTGGTATATCTACTAGACATCTAAGTCTTTGACTACCTGCTATTGGGTACCAGTTTGGCATACATAAAAACGGGGAGCGTATACCTTCTTTTCTTAATGCTTCCTGTAGTGGTTCATTTAAGGGAACACCTCGTATGTTCTCTTGTACTTTTGGTTGTTGTAATAACCACCCAACACTTCTTACATACCAAGTATGTGGTGCTAGTGGTATTAATTCTGCTGTTTCTCTACTTACTCTATCATCTGCCATGTAAAATCTCCAGTTCCCTCTCTATTGCTTCAATTCCTTTTTCTATTATCTTTAGTTTCTTTTCTAAATGCACTTGCATGGCATCGTCATGAGGGACTTCCATACCATCTAAGTATGCTCTTTTATAAAATATTTCAAGTGCTTTCTTGTCTAATTCTTTTAATTTTTCTAGTAATGTTCCTGATATTCTAGAGGTCGTATGTGCTTTCATTACTACTTATTGCCTCCTTTAGTTCTTGTTTTTCATCGGGATCCATTGCAGATTGAGGTCCAATACTTAGTGTCTCCCAATCCATTGTGCTGATGAAAGGTTGGACTCTACCATTCCTCATCTTATCACATTTGAACTTAATACATTGTTGTTCTTCTCCCCAATGCTGTACACTATACGCAGCGTCTACTGCATCTAATATACCTTTGGAGAATCTTGCCTCACCTTTCTCATTAGTCTGGAAAGCAGAAAGCACTAGGCATTTGTTGTCCTGTGCTAACTGCTTTAGACCCTTACTGATTTCAATTTGTTCTGTCCAATCATATTGACCAGAACGACTTGGTGCTGTGTGTCTTTTTACTTGGTTAAGATAGTCAACAATAATCATACCCAAGTCTGGCATAGTTGCCATCTTCTGTCTTACTGTACTAATAATCTTAGCAAGTGTAAGACCTGGGTCATAGAATACATCTATCTGAGCAGTATCGTTCAAGGGTAATCTATTCAATGCAAGATTGAACTTCTCGAAATCTCTATCAGATTTATACTGAGTAAGAGCATCGTTACCATCTTGTCGTCTTGCTGCCCACCATTCTGCTACTCTATTCCATTCCTTTTCATAAAGATTCTTTTGTTGTAATCTTCGAATTGGAACTCCTGTTGCAATCGCACACATTCTTTGCAGAATGGAACGACTGTCCATTTCTATTGTAAAGTAAAGAACAGAACGCTTTTTCTCATGCGCTCTGACTGCTACATTACAACAAGTAAATGATTTACCACCACCACGCATACCACCGATAACTACCAAGTCTTTGGGAGAGAATTGAAAACTTAAATCGTAATCTTGATTCAAGCCTAACGGTAAGTATTTTTTCAAATCTTCATCGGAGTCGAATAGTTCTATGTTCTCCATAGATTCACCATCTTCTGTGGTTTCTACTCGGTCTTCAACTTGGACAACTATCTCTTGTAGCAAGTCTATATTTTCTCTTGCATCTGAGATAGCGATTTGATTGTCCACAAAATCTTCTACCCTGTCTAGTATCTCATTCTGTGTAAACTGATTTTTTAAATAGTCTAATAGAATATATGCAGGCACATCTGTTTCTACAGTTTCTATTGCGTGTATCTTTTCTTGTAAATCTCTGGAGCGAATCTCCATTTTTAAGTCCTCGAATGAGGGTAAGGTATGATATTTTAGGGTGTGTTTATCCACCACAGTCCATATCTTCTGATATTCTCCCTGCGGTAAATAGTGTTGTTTTAATCTATTCCATGTGTCAAAGTCACCAGAACCGATTATCTGCTTTAACAGTGCGCTTTCTAAAGTCAATGAATGTTTCTCCCAAATACAACATAAGACAAAAAGGCGAGCCAAAGCCCGCCTTTTTACTTAAATCATTAACCGATTTCTTTTCTTGCTGCGCCGTTATAGTCTGCACATTGTAGACCTCTCCTTGTAAGCATTGTTTTAACGCCTCTTGGAGTTTTTCCGATTTCATCAGCGATATCTTCTACTGACATTTCAGAAATATCTAAGTCTGCAAGTGGGTCTGCTTTGCTTGACCCTTTAGTGACTTCTTGCTTAGGTATAGCATTGATTTGCCCTGCTCTAAGTAATGATAAAGCCTTACCTCTGATTGAGTTTACGCTTCTGCCCATGCTTTCTGCGATTTGCTCAATGAAAGCACCATCGTTAACCATGTTAACAAAAGTTGCTTCTTCTTCATCAGAATAAGTTTTAACAGTTTCAACTTTAGGAGCGGGTTTTACATGCTCTGTAAGTTGCATAGAAAGGATTTTACCTTGAATTGATTTAGCAGAGAAATGTCCGCCTTCAAAGTTTTCTGCTATTTCAGCATATGTGTACTGACCTGAGTTGTCAGTTACGAAGTTAGAAAGAGTTGCTTCTTGCTCGTCTGAAAAAGACTTACTTGCTGCACTTGAAGCCAATTCGACTTCATATCCCATCTTTCTTAATTTAGAACTAACACTTCTTACTGAAGTTTCTAGTTCTTCAGCAGCATCTGCTACTGTACCTTGGGAAACAGGTGACTCACTTCCGACGAAGTCTACTAGAGACTGAGTTCTTTCGTCTGTCCATTTTGGTAATGCCATGTTTAATTTTCCTCTATTAATTCCTTAACATTGTTTATTATAACGACACCTCGTTCTCGAGCTGCCTGTGTTTTGGCTGACTCTATTCCACTCTCATTTACTAAATGAGTGCAGTCTTTAGTCAGACTGGATTTTACTACATAACCGTAGCGGCTTAGAACTTCTTGTGCATGAGCCTTAGTTGGGTAAGTTTTTAGTTTACCAGTGATACAGACAACTCCTATCGTAGGTTTCCGTTCTACTTTTTCAGCCGTCCAACTGAAAGGTAAAGTGTCTGCAAGTCGCTGAGGATAATATTCGTCCTCTAACCAGTTGAGTAAATTCATGCTAGCCTTCGGGCCGATACCCGCCTCAG